TCCCAGCATGCCACGCACCGCCTGCAACACCTGCGGAAACTCAGTTTGGGCGTTTAACCTCAAATATCCGGCAAGGAGGTGAAAGATGTCACCACCGGTGTTGTCGGCACGATCGGTCCACAGTCCGGCTTTCTCGCCGTAGAGCACAATCTCCAGGCTGTCGCCTGGACTACCCAGCACATCGCCGATGTAGAACTTGCCATGCCTCACCTTGCCGGCCGGAAATATCGTGGTTAGTACCGATTCCAGTCGGGCGAGCAACGCTTGTCGAATCTCCTCGCGACCTTCTTCGTATCTGTTGCCTATTTGAGCCGTACTGTCGTTAAAATCCATCATCTTGCACCTATCTTCATTGAATGTTGTGGATGAGGGGATTGTTCGGCGGTGAGGTAGCGTGCCCGGCGCGCCACTTCACGCACGAATTCCGGGTTCAGTTCGACCAGATCTGCCAGATATTCAAGGTGAAATCCCTGCAGAAATCGGCACGCTCTGCGCCGCTGATAATCGTCGCTCGAAGCGGCATCGGCGATCCCCTGACAGATCACCGCGACGATCAACTTCGCTTCCGGTACCGGTGCGAACACATAGCGCAGCAATAGTCGTTCGATCGCATGGATGCCGACCAGAGGACGGGGCGGCACTATCTTGCCGATTTGCATGGGAGCGATCACTGCGGCCTCCAGCAACGTTCCTGCCATGCGCAGAACTTGCACTCGAAGTGGCTCGACTGCGCGAAGCTGCGCGGCAACAATTCGCTCTGCCTGGTCGCCGCAATAATCTTCACGGCACGATCTGAGGCGCGTTGTGCGAGTGCTGCATCGAACGGCACCAGCTCGAACCAGATCTCCTGCGTGTCCTTGTTGATCGCGGTGAACAGCGCAGGATTCTGACTGATGCCCTCGATACTCCCTTCCATGTACGCCTGATAGACCGCCATCTGCGCGGCATACACCGGTTTTGAAACAGCGACTCCACGCTTCACACAGTCACGCCAGTTTTGCGCATTCATTGTTTTGAATTCCCAAAGCATCGGATAGGTGAATCCAAGATTAACTGGCGCTCCAGTGACGATACCGTCTACATGTCCCTGGATCAGGCCATCACAAACTGAGAAGCCGAACTGGCCACCCGAACGGGTGCGGGTGTGCAGATCCAGTCCGGCCAGACGCAGCCAGCGGATGGCCAGATCCTCCAGCGTATGGCCCACCTCAAAAATACGCAGCAGACGGCCTGAGAAATCCCGCCCGGGATCGACAGGGGCTCCGGCAAACTCGAACTGCAATGCCCGGTCACACGCAACGCCTAAGCGGGATGCTCCAAGATAGGTGCGCTTGGGTTGCTGTTCGCGTTCCGCTGTCAGCGCGGTATCTATGTGCGCGGTGATCAGCTCGTGCAGTTTTGGTTGACGATTAAAATCCAGCATCACGCACCTCCTTTCTGTGCGCCATCCTGTTCCCACGGCAGGTCGTCTTCCATGTCGGCAAATGGATTGACTGAATCGACCACCATGGGGTCAGGCGTCGCCTGCAAGCCGCGCACCGGCGGGAACTTGGTTTCCTCATGGGCATCGACCATGGCGTTGGTGTAGCCCGTCACGATGGCCTCGATCACCTGTAGTGCCTGCGCTTCGGAGTAGTGGCCCAGCGGTTTGGTAAAGCCAATCTCGCCCGCTGCTTCGCCAAACGCTTTCAGGCACGAACGAATTGCTGCCTGCTCGTATTTCGTCGCATCAATCATGGGCGGCTCCTGGTCCAGTCGCTCTGCCTCGATACGCATGACATAGAAGCGGTGGAACGCGTCCTGACAGCGCTTGGAGCAGAACACCCAGTCGATCGGATAACGCCTGGCATCGCCGATGCCATGGCGCGTATCGGTAATTCCAAAGCCACGTGCTTCGCGTGTACAAATCCAGCATTTCATCGCCTCCTCACTGCGCCCACGCCGGTTTGCCCGTCGTAGTGGGTTGGGTGGTGTGTGCCGGTGCGGAATTGCCACCCTGCGGTGTACCAACGACCCTCGGCATGCCACTCATGAGAGCGGCGTAGTCCTTGTGGTCTGGCTCGATGGCAAGCTTCACCACGTTGCGGTCTTCGCCCTTGTTGTCCTTTTCCACATCGATGCGGACGATGAATTCCATGCCATCGAGATCATTGAAACTCTCAATGCGCCGCGCAGCACTCCCCTGTGGTGTTTCATCCTTGGGGTGCACATTGCGTGAGGAATTGAGCGCGCCACGGATAAAGCTGCGCCCCATCTGGCCCCAGGTGGGGCCCTTGGCCGAGTGCAGGCCAATGTTTGACCACATCTTGCGTTTGGCGAACGGGCCACTGGTGACCACGAACTCGCAGGCGAGATAGACCGCACCGGAATCGAATGACTCGGTGGCATAACCACCGGTCCAGCCCTGGTTGTGGTCGTCATGGCCACCAGGTTTAAGCGTCATACGCACCGGCACGATGGTGCCCTTGGGGATCAGATCGAAGGCGCCTTGCTGTGCGTCGGCATCGTTGAAGTCGTTCCAGTTGGCGGATATGTTGTTGGTATTCATGTGTTTTCCTCTTTAATTAAATGGTTGGGTTTTGTTGTATGGCTGGGTGCTGTGGTACGCATGCGTTCTGTCCCAGGCACTTGGCAATAAGGCGTCCGAGGTGCGGCTCTTCGATGGCATCGAGCCGGCCACTGCGGTCCTTGCTGGGGTACCCGTAGGCGTTGTCGGCACGGGTAACGAAACCCCGGTAGGGCGTGCCGTCGTCGGCCTTGAGGATCGCAAGGGTGATCACTTCATCGAGCACCCCCGGCAACTCCAGTGCTGTTTTGGCGCCCTCGAGCTGCAACTGGTAATAGCGTCGGTTGAAGTCGTCGGTCTTTTCTTCGAGGATGGCTACATAGATGACGTGCTTGTCGCGCACATGCTGCAGGTGCGTCAGTGCCGTGATCATCTCGGTGCCCAACAAGCCATACGCACCCCGGTTATCGGGCTTGCCAGTTTTTTCTGACAACGCCTGCGGCTGGGTCTTGCACCAGGCGAAACACAACCGCGAGAGCACGGTCAGAGAGTCGACGAAATAGGTATCGTACTTAGCCAACTGTGCCGGATCGCCGTATTGGCCGCAGACGTGCTGGAAGTGCGCCGCCGAGAACGCCTGCTCGGGCAGGGCGGTGGGCATGGGACCTGCCAGAAACACCACCAGATCGCGAAACTCCGGCCAGGTGCGCGGACGCAAGGTATCCCCCGGCCAGTCGAGAATGGCCAGGTCGCCCGCCTCGGTATCAACGAACAGCGTTGTCTGCGAATTAAGCGTGCGGATCTGGGAAGTCTTGCCGGAACCGGGAATGCCGATGAGGGCAATCTTGGCGCAGCGCTTCTCATTGAGACGCTGTTCTGCGGAGATGATGGGTAAGCTCATTACGCCATCTCCCTGAGTTCACCGGCCATAACGGGATTCCAGAGAATCTGGTAGCCAGCGTGACCGTTGCGTGAATACGGCAATGCTTCAGCCCATTTCTTACCTGACTCCGTCAGTTCCCATTCATCGCGGTCATTCTTGAATTGGAACCCAAGATTCTGCAGGCGAGAATTGACGCTACGCGCCGAAACTCCGACCAGTTCACCGATTTGCGTTGGATTGAGACTGCAGATCGGTTCGCTGGCAACGGGCAATGCGCGGCGGAATTGTTCGACTTGCAGACCGGTGTTGTCAGAGATGCAGGTAAGCGTGGCTGCCATGGCGATGCCGGGTTTGACGCCGGGGACCCGGGCAATGGCCTCGCCAATCAGCAGAATTGCATTCACGCGATCTAGTGCCGGTGCAGGCAATGCTGCCACCGAACCGGGTGCTGTGTAGCTGCCGGTCTTGCGGATCGATGGCAGTACGTCGTGGGTGACCCAGCGCTTGAAACGTTTGGCATCCGATTGATTGCTGCCAAGGATCAGTGCATACAGACCGGATTCGTTGATGTGATTGGTTTGCTGGATGCCACCTTCAGTAAGGGTGTCACGTTTCGTTACATCCTCTGAGTCAACGTGATCTGCAACAGATTTGCGTGCATTGCTGTAACCCAGTACACCGCAGACATCTTTGGCGTTAAACCATGGCGCATTGTTTTCGTCGAGACAGACGCGAATGGAATGGTTCTCGAAATTGAACGGAATAATGTTACTCATGCTTGATTCCCCTTAACGAAGGCGAGGCGATAACTGGCTTTGCCGGGTTTCACGGTACGGGCGGCGGCGAATTGCTCCTTGAGTGCCGGGGGCCAGTTGTTGAAGCGGGACTCAGATACCGACAGGTCAGCGTCCATGTAATCCTGGACGCGCTCACCGGCGGCAACGATGCGCTCGGCAATCTTGGTGAGTTGCGGCTGATCCCACGACACGCGCTTGGGCAAGTCATACGTCACGCGCAAGTCGCCATCAGATAGATGCATCACGCCGAAGTCGCGTCCGGATTCCAGCAAGCCTGCCCGCGCCTGCTCGCCGTAGCGTTGCTCCAGTGCCGCATTCATCCGGTCACGCGATACCTTGACCCAGGACACCAATATGGCAAGCGAGATGTCAAACTCCTGAAGTTCCTGATGCGAGAGCGCGGCGATCTGGCTGACCGACAGATCTGGCAGAGTGGTGGGGGTGAGGGTGAGGGCGGTCATGCTGCACCCCCTGTCACCAACGGTTGAGAAGTGCTCTTGCGCAGGCACAGCACCTCGTAGGCTTCGATATCCTCGATGCGGTACAAGACGCGTCCTTGGAGTTTCAGAAATACCGGGCCGATACCTGCAGACCGCCAGCGTTCCAGCGTGGCTTCACTGACGGTCCAACGGTCGGCGAGTTCACCTTGATTCAGGTGTCTGACATTTTGTTGCATTTGAATCTCCTTGATGATTTCGGATTGACCGGTTTCGAGTGCGCAAGGTGTGCACCAACCGGTAATGCGAATATCTCAAGTGGGATTACTCAAACCATTACTCAGATTACTCAGAATCATTACTCAAACTCGATTCGTGCGAACCCAATGGGAATTTTTTCTGAAAAGTGTGATTAAACTGATCAACACAGACAATCGGTTATTTGGAGCAACCGGGCTTGATACGTGGTCGCGTTGTGACTACAATAGAGCTTTACAAATCAGTTTCAGGGAGGATGGAATGACTGCTGATACTTATGTCCGCGCTCGCATTGATACCGCCACCAAGGAGCGCGCTTCGGATGCACTGGAAGCGATGGGGCTGTCTGTCTCGGATGCGATTCGCTTGCTGATGCTGCGCATCGCAGAGGAGCGTCGCTTGCCCTTCGATGTAAAAGTGCCCAATGCAACTACTCGCAAAGCCATTGCTGAGCTCGAATCCGGCAAGGGCAGGCGTTTTAGCAACGTTGATGCATTAATGGCTGATCTGGATGCGGACGATTGAACGCGCATCGGCATTCAAGCGCGATTACAAGGGTGTAAAAGCAACACCACGCCACAGTAAGGATGTAGATTCGCTGTTGGCTGCAATTTTGCGATTGCTGCTTGACGATCAACCTTTGCCAGAGAATAGCCGCGACCATGCGCTGATCGGCGATTG